TCAAAACTTTTTTATCTGTTTGATTAGAATATCCACTATATAATCTATGACAATACTTTTTAACATTCCAACCATACGATTTAAAGTCAGAATACATTTGTTCAACTAATGATGTAGTGGGAACAATCAATAAACATTTACTGTTTTCTTGATCTTTAATTAAATGAGAGTAGTATCGAATAAGTGCATATATGATAAATGATTTACCACTTGCCGTAGGACTTAATAATAATGTTCGATTGTATTTGAGACTATGATATATAGCGTCTATTTGATAATCTCTAGCTTCAAAACTTTGACCTAGACTATTAGAAAATTTTGTAACAATATCTTTATCTACTTTGTTTTCTATCTCTACATCTTTACCAGTTACGATCTGATAACCTCGTTCTTCGGCAAAGGCTCTTATGTAAGGATATAAACCAAAATATATTTCTTTTGTTTTCTGTGAATATAATCTTATCTTGCCATCCCACATACGATTACGAAATGCAGGCATAAACTTATAACCTGGTACATAGAATGTAAAGAACTCTGATAACTCTCGTTGAATGTTTGGATCACAATCAACGGTTATATAGACTTCGTTTTTCTTTTCAATTATTAGAGTATCCATGTCATTATGCTATAGCGAACACCACTAGTTACTTTTTCTACTTCATGAGGAAACATAAAGTTTGATGGAAAGACAACAGCAGAACCTTTATCTTTGTCTAGTTTTTCGCCACATAATGTAAACTCACCACCACCGTAATCATCATTTAAAAATATTAATGATGTTAGATGTGGGTAGCCTTGTTTTTGACCATGACTATGATGGATATTATCTATATGTTCTTTCATAAAACCACCTGTTTCATAACAGTTGATTCTAAAATGTGTGTATTCTTGTATTTTTATTTTATTATGTGCCTTGATATAATCATTTACTGCTGTTTCAAATCCTTGTTTTATTGTTGGATAACCAAACATATTTGGGCCTATCCAAAATTCTTTCATATCTACTTTAGATGTTCCTGTTACACTATTCGTAGTAGAAAAGGTAGAAGTTTTCCACCTTATAAATGTATCTTTATTATAATGTGCGATTAGATTATCACACGCTGTTGGTCCTAATACTCTAGGATAGTAATAAATAAAATCAGAAATCTGCTGACTGGAACTCATGATGTTCTCCTAACTGTCCTTTGATTTGTATATTCCATGCTATACTTATTCTTTTATTAGACGATTTGTTTTGTTGTACCCAATGTGGCAACCATGAAGGAAAAAATATTGCTCTGTTTGTTTTTGAAGCGTAACTTAAAAGACTAGAATTATCCATAGTTGTTTCTTTTTTTCTAGGCACTATAACATCAGCTGCAGGCCTAGGATCATGAAACACTATACTCGCACCTTGATCTGATTGCAAATAGTATGTACCACTTAAAAAATTATTTGAGTGTGTATGAACTGGATGACTTTCATTATTTTTTAAAACATTTGCCCACATATCAGTAATAGCAATATCTTCAACATCATAAGACAAATCTTTTAATATTCTTCGACTAGTTACTAATACTAATTCTGCAAAGTATTTAAATTCTTTTTTAGTGTGTAGATCAGCAGATTTAGTTTGCCAATTATTATCATAATCTCTATTAGTCCAGAGATCAGATATGTATTTTTTCATACCAGAAACAATACCAACTTCTGCTGTTGTTGACTGTGGTATAAATTCATCTATTAAAAATAGATTAGTTGCGAATATTTTTTGATGTTCCATAAAAGATGTAACTCCCGTTTCTATCCCATTGAATATATTTCATGGGTATTAGTCTCATGTACCATGGTGTAGGACGATCTGTCATATCGTTCCACAACTCATAAACTCTTCCGTGTTTACCTATCTTAGATAAACCTACACAGGCAGGAAAACTATATTGCTCCACTTGTAAACTTCTTCCACTCTATTGCATTTTTAATTAAAAATGTTCTATTGTTTATACTTCGTAAAACTTGTTCAAGATAAGTAACTACTTGTTTTAGATATGCAGCTTTTTGATCTGCCTTTTGTAATTCGTCATCTGAATCCATATAGATATGAACATCTGCTTTTAATACTTTTAGATCAAATGGTTTCTCTCTATAAACACTAGGATCTGCTTTACCAGTATAGTATTCCCATTTTTGTCTTTGCATTGTTTTATGTTCGTATTCTGCCTTTTTTAGTAATAAAGAAAACTTATTATAATGTTGTAAATATTTGTTATGTAGTAAAGGTATTTTAGTTGATTCGGTATCTAATTCAGTATCGTCAAGTTTAAAATCTCTATCTACTTGTTGTTGTAATTCCTCTAATGTCATACGGATATTATATCACCTTTTGGTTGTTTTGTCAAGGCTTTTCACCATTTCTTTTTGTGTAACATATTCAATATTATCACACTCTTTCCACTCATCTATCTCACAATCAATTTGTGTTGTGCCGATAGTATTAAGATTTACTTTGTAAAACTTGACATATTTAAATTTATTAAATGTATTTTTATGTTGTAGTATCCAGTTGTAAGTTTCATCAGGATTATTTGGTCTAGCATAATCAGCTTCTTTATCAGCATAACCATTTGTGCCAGCATATACATTGTTTATTTTATTATCTAAACTATACAAATCATGACCTATAATATAAACTTCTTTAGCGCCTAATTCACACGCAAGATGAATGCTTCTTGAGCCTGTCGCATAAGCAAAGCCATCTACATCTGGTTCTATATTTTGTACTTTGTCTTTTTCTGTAACGCCAGTAACATAAGTTATACCTAAGTTATGACCTTTTGTTAGAGTAAAAACACCATCAGCACCATGATATACTACATCCATACTATCTTTCCATTCAATATCAGTTTTATCTGCCATTGTTTTTAACATTTCTTTGGCAACAAAAACTGGCACAGGTGTCCAGTATCCTAGATAACAAGTATGTTTATGTGCATATCCTGAACGATATATTTCATGACTTATTCTTGAATCTAATGCTACTAAAATGTCTGGTGAAAAATCTCTGTAAAGTGCGTTGCAACCTATGATGGTGCCATATTTTCTAAAATCTTTTAGTGATAATTCTTTTCTAGAATTACCGTTACCAAAGCAAAATGCTTTCTTCATTATGTATCATCCTATATTTTATTATGTAGTAGATATTTGTACAATATCATAATTCATATATTGAAAACTTACAGAAGCTTGTATGTAATCAATATCTGTTTGTCTCACATCATAACTTAGACTTGTTAGAGATGTAGGATAAACATTTTGAAATCTTATTTCTGTCTTTGCAATATTCTTACTATTTAAAACAGTTAGTGTTGCGTCTGAATATGTACCGCCTTCAGCAAGAGGTGCTGGTGCTGTTACACCTGGCACAACTGAACCTGCAGTTGATCCTGGAAATCTATCTGAACCCTCAGTTTGTAAGTTTGCAAATTGTGTGTGGTTATTAGGAAAACCTAATGCTAGTAACCAATCGTGTATTTCTTTGTAGTTATTTAAATTTTCATCAACAATAAATGATAAGTCTAAAGGTGAGTACGAAATTTTATCACCTGGTATTGGTATATCATATAAAGGTGTAGTTTGTGTTGCGTTACCTAAAGATATGCCTGGTAGATTAGCACTCTGTACAAAAAATTCAACTAATGGTAGTTTAGTCATTTTAAATCTAAACTGAACAGGACTAGCATAATCTCTTTTAGATGGTTCTCTATTGATTACATTTGTTGTTGTCATACTACTATTTATAAGAGAAAAAAGAGGCTAAAAAAAAGGGGCCGAAGCCCCTTTTTAATTTTTCGAGAGGAATCGAAATTACATAATGTTTGTAACTTTAACTCGTCTGTAATAAATGTTTTGTTTACCAGCAGCAACTGCACCAGAGTTGTCTAATGCGCCATCTCCGTCAGTAGTTGCGAAAGGATTAGCAACCATACCGTATCTAGTTTTGAATCCAATCTTTGGTTGGAAACTATTCTGACCAACTGCTCTCACCATTTGTAGTGGAACATATGGGCAGTAGAATAAACCAGAATCGTAAGGTGAAGTTCCTTTGTAACCGATTACATAGTATTGACTTGCAGATACATTAGCAGCATATGGATCTACATATACTCTAAATTTACCATTAAGTACACCTGCGAAGGTGTTACCTGTGTCATCTACATTTAAATTTGAGTTTAACGCAGGAGCGTAATCTAAAACACCAGCCATTTGAAGTGCGGAAGCAACATCAGCAGAACAGATAATTAAATTACCTTTACCTCTACGAGTTTGTTGACCGATAGCGTTAGCGTCTCTCTCTAATTGATACATTAACCCTTTGAATTTCTCAACTGACCAACGACCATTTGAATCTGTGTCTAAGTCAAAGATACCAGCAGTTGTTGTATTTACTTGAGCACCCGCTTTAGCGTGTGAGTAAATAGTTCTAACTACTTCTCTATTGATCTCAGCAAGAATCTCACTTGAAAGGATGTTTGCAAGTTCTGTTTCAGCGTCTAGACCGTGGATTGCTTTTAAGTCTTGAGCAAGTTCCATAGTGTACTCTGCTTTTAGAGCTCTAGATTTTGCAGTAACAGTAATCTTGTCGATTGAGAATGCCATTTCAGCAAACTCATCAGAACCATCACCAAGTGTTTCTGCCTGAGCAGTAGTCATACCAGAACCAGTTGTGTATGTTCCAGCAGATGGTGAATCGTTTAGTGTTGCAGGGTTAGTACCTGATTGTGCGTCAGGTGATCCTGTGTCGCCAGCAGCGTCTCTAGCAGAGAAGTCTGTGTCTGCTTCATTGAATAGTGCTTCTGCACCAGCCTGTGAACCAAATCTTGACTTCATAGCGAAGATTAAGCCTGTTGGACCAGTCATTGGTTGTACGCCACAAATATCGTAAGCGATAAGATTTGGCATAGCTCTTCTGACTAATGATATTAATACTGGATCAAAGTTATCCACAGAAGAACCAGTTGCGTTTGCAGGTGCAGCCTCAGCCATAAAGCTTCGGTCTTCCCTAACTGATTTTTCTTGGTTTTCTAAAATCACAGTAGTTACAGCTCTTTTATAAGCATCTTCGATTTTTGGCAAATCTGGATGTTCTAGGACTGGCTGCCA